ATGGAAAGCTGTATTTATCCGTTTGAACGCTTTGAACGTCTTAAAAAGTGGAAAGGTTATTCACTTGCTTATTCATTTGGTTATTCATTTAAGCTATTACAAAAACGAAATGTTTTGATTGCTTATTCATTTGGTTATTCATTTTTGTGCCTATTTTATTCTAATAAAACGGGGAAATATCTTTTTTTTATTTGGTATTCATCGGTTTTTATAATATTGTAGGGGGTAAATTGTATATAGATAATATTTATTTACTCCCCTGTATTTTTATATATTCTGCTGTAAAATAGTGATTTAACTGTTTTTACCTCCCTTTCCCCATAAAACACGTTTTAGATGGCATTGGCAACCGTAGAATCGCTTGCATCCGAAACACGCCCCGACTTGTCCTGTTTAAGTTGTGTAATTGTCTGTTTGAGCATCCCTATTTCCTCTGCCATTTCTCGAATGGTGGAGTCTTTTTCCCTTAAAACATCCAGAAGCTCCCTAAAATTATTGTTAGCTGTTTCTGGAGGAGCTGTTTCCGTTACTACTGGTGTAATTTTTTCGGCTTCTATATCTTTTAAAAGAAAGTCGTCGATTGATATTCTAAAAAACTTAGATATTTCACATAACAAACTCAATTTAGGTTCTGTATTACCCAGTTCATAGTTTGACATTGTACCTTTTTTGATGCCCAGAAACTCAAATTCATCTAATTTAAGTCCCCTACTTTCCCTTAAATATCTAAGATTCTTAGAAAAAATACTCATAAATCTAAATTATTTGGATTAATACTTTGCTGTCTAAGAAACTTAGACTATATTTGCCACGTGATTAAAGTTTAAACACGCCCCAAAGCTACAAAAAAGGCTTGAGGTAACAATGAGAATTTGAAAAGAAGCAAAATGGAAGCAAAATTTAAAAAGGGACAAAGTGTGAGAATCACCAAGAGAAATGGTGAGATCATTGATGGTATAGTTCGTGACTGGGATTATAACATTTGTACGTTCGTGCGGGAATATAATATCGATTATATGAAAAATGGTCAGGTTTGGACTGTAATATGTGTTCCGGAGGATGCGATAAAGAAGCTTTAATAATTTTCTCGGGCAGTTAGTTCAGCTGGTAGAACAAACTAAACTCCTATAATGGAGAGGTTATGGTCCGCGGTTCGAATCCGCGACTGCCCACTACGATAATTTAAATATTAGATAGTATGAAAGAACGAATAGTTGTAGAATACGGTGAGGTGAATAAAATTGCCGAACTGATGGGCTGTACAAACGTGATGGTGAGTCATGCGCTTGCCTTCCGTAAGAACAGCAAACTGGCCCGTTCCATTCGTAAGCTCGCCATTGAGCGCGGTGGATCCAAAGTAGGTGGTAATCCTCAAAATACAAGTAGCCATGAAAAATGATTTGATGACATTGTTCAGCGACCAGCTACACTGGTTTGCTCGTCTGAAACGAAAACAGCGCTTTTGCGTGCTTTACTTCTGTATGAGTTTCGGGATCCTGCTCTCTATTTTTTTTATTAATCCGCTGCTGGAACTTCTCGTAGTGTTGAATTTCGGGATCTCCGTGCGGCTGCTGAAGAAGCATGTCCCTTTGAATGATTTAGAGGATTGATAATCAAGCTGGGAGATGGAATACTTTGATAATATATTGTGTGTAACTTACAAAGAGTTGCTGGATATAATGCCCAAAGGCACTTTGAATAGCCAGCTGTCCCGAGAAAAACTGGATGTCGTTTCCCGTGGCGGTGGTGAAAATAATCCGGCTCTGTATGCCTATTCCTCCCTTCCCGAAAAGTATAAACGACGTTGGGTTCTTCTCAAAGGAGAACCTGAACAGCAAATGAGACAGGAAATGATTCGTAACATAGTGAAGAAAGACGAGAAGGCCGAGCGCTTTTTTGAGGAGTACCGCTACGACAAGAACGGTGAGATAGTCGCTCTTCCCGTGGATGTGAAGAAGGAATACACCTGGAATGCTTCGGTACTGAACGCGCTGATGGAAGAGTTCAAACGCTTGAGTTCATCCAATAACAAGCTGACCGGTTTCCGCCGTAACCTTTGGGAACTTCTGCTTGTCACGAGTGAGGAATGGCGTCCGGTGTACGGGCACAGCCTTCCGGGCAGTGTGGGGCGTTTGAAAGCCCTGATAAACAAGTTCCGTCCCGACAACTACGGTGTGCTTGTGAGCGGTAAATACGGCAACAGCAACACGCTGAAGATCGAGGAGGACGGCGGGCGTTACCTTGTTGCATTGAAACGCAGCCGCGTTCCGGTTTATACTGACATGGAGATCTTCGAGGAGTACAACCGTGTCGCTCCGGAACGTGGCTGGAAGCCCCTGAAGAGTCCCCGCAGCCTCCGCGAATGGTTCAACAGCCCGCGTGTCGAACCTCTGTGGTACGATGCCGTTTATGGGGAAATGAAGGCACACCAGCGTTATGACCGCAAGCACCGGACCATCCTTCCGAGCCGTCGTGACAGCCTCTGGTATGGCGACGGCACGAAGCTGAACCTCTACTATCGTGACGAGAACGGAAACAAGTGTACTACAAGCGTGTACGAGGTGGTGGATGCCTATAGTGAAGTTCTGCTCGGTTATTACATCAGCGACAATGAGGACTATATCGCCCAGTATCATGCTTTCCGCATGGCTATCCAAACGAGCCGGTACAAACCCTACGAGATCGTGTGCGACAACCAGGGCGGTCATAAGAAGAACGCGGCGCTGGGTCTTTTCTCGAAGATCAGCCGTATCCACCGCCCGACAGCTCCGTATAATGGCGAATCTAAGACGATTGAGAACATTTTCTACCGCTTCCAGAGCCAGGTATTGAAGAAACGTTTCGGTTTCACCGGGCAGAATATTACGGCAAAGAGAGATACAAGCCGTCCGAATTTGGAATTCATCAACGCGAACATCGACTCCCTTCCCACATTGGAGGAACTGAAGGAACAGTATGCCGCCGCCCGTGAGCAGTGGAACTCAATGAAGCACCCGGCTACTGGCATCCCCCGTATTGAGATGTACAATACCAGCGTGAACGAGGCCACCGATCCGGTCAGCGTTCCTGATATGGTGGAGATGTTCTGGTACACAACCGATAAACCGTCGCTGTTCACCGCCAGCGGTATCGAGATCACGGTACAGGGAAAGAAATACCCTTACGAGGTTTTCTCCGCTCCCGGTGAGCCTGACCTGGAATGGCGCCGGCGTAATACCTACAAGAAGTTCTATGTCCAGTACGATCCCTATGACATGAGCAGCGTACGGTTGCTTTACAAGGACAAGGGCGGTGCGATGCGTTTCGAGTGTGTGGCCTCGTTCCCGCTGATGATCCACCGTGCCCAGCAGGAGCAGACGGAAGCCGAAAAACGTTTCATCCGCACCCAGCAGGAGGCCGTCGTCAATGAACGTATAAACCGTCAGGTCGTCGCCAAAGATATCGAGTATGAGCATGGTGTCGCACCGGAACAGAACGGTTTGCGTACTCCTGACCTGAAAGGTCTCGGAAAGGAGGCGCAACACCAGATTGACCGCCGCACGAGAAAATACAGCCAGCCGCCCCGTCCTTCCATAGGCCGTGACATGAAAGTCATCAGCAACGTGACATGGGACAGCTTTGAGAAGAAGGAAGTGAGCATCCGCAAGGTGGTCGGGAAATTATAAGGAACAGATTTATAACAAGATAAAAAATATTGATTATGGAAATTACAATGAAAGAGAAGAACGCCATCAGTGAGAGCCTCCGGGCTTACGTGGCGAAGTATCCGAGCCAGACGAAGGCCGCGGGTAGTCTGAAGGGAGTCAGTGTGGGTACTGTGAGCAATATCCTGAACGGGCGTTATGAGAATATCAGTGACGAGATGTTCCGTAATGTCGCCTCGCAGGTCGGTGGTGTAAGCGCTACCGGCTGGCAGATCGTGGAGACCGGCGCTTACCAGGAGATCACGGCTGTGCTCTCCGATGCGCAGCGCTGGCGCAATGTCACATGGGTGACCGGTGAGGCTGGTTGTGGCAAGAGTACCACCGCCCGTGTTTACCTTCATGAGCATAAGGAGGTTTTCTATATTCTCTGCTCCGAGGACATGAAGAAAGGTGACTTTGTCCGCGAGATAGCCCGCACGGTCGGGATCCGGACTGAAGGGTATAATATCCGTGAGGTGTGGGGACTTATTTTGGATGATATCATCCAGATGGACGCGCCCCTGCTGGTGTTCGACGAGGCGGACAAGCTGACCGAACCGGTGTTCCACTACTTCATCAGCCTGTACAACAAACTGGAGGAGAAATGCGGCGTCGTGTTTTTGAGTACCGATTATATTGCCAAACGCATCAGCAATGGTCTGCGATACCAGAAGCCTGGCTACAAGGAGTTCTACAGCCGTATCGGACGGAAATTTTATGAGCTAGAGCCTACGGACGTGAACGACGTGTTTGCGATCTGTTCCGCCAACGGTGTGACTGACAAGAAAGACATCGATAAGGTGATAAAGGAGGCTTCGACATGTGACTTTGATTTGCGGCGTGTGAGGAAGTCCATTCACAAGGTGAAACGCATGGTGGGGGAATGACTCCCGTTCAAATACCGTTCAAACGTAATTTTAAGGATATGGAAAACAAATTTGAATACTTAAAGATCGACGGTCGCGAGCAGCTTCCTGCTCCCTGGAGCGATTACCCAGTCTTGAGGGAATACGAGACGGTGACCGTTTACCGGAATGGTCGCGACTATCTGGACGCCCTTGTGGGACAGCAGGACGGCTGGTGGGTTGCTGGCGTTCACATGGAGGTGGGCGGTTTCGGCGGCGGTTTCAACCCGGGACGTAAATGGGGACAGTTTGCTACCCGTGAGAATGCCCTTCTGTGGGCACTCGGCAGGATGCTCTGCCACGAGAAACTGCGGGGTGCCGCACGGCAGGCCGTGCTTGATCAAATAGACAATATCCGACAACTAAAACTGTTCTGACCATGGAAGAAGAGAAAAAGGATAATAAAAAAGCGGGCATGAGACGTGCCTTGAATGTCAGGGACATCCTGAACAAGAAGTATGACGTATTCCCTTTTGAGGGGAAATGGAAGGATGCCTTCGACACTCCGGAAGTCCGGGGCTGCTGGTTCGTGTGGGGCAACAGCGGTAACGGCAAGACCTCTTTCGTGATGCAGCTCTGTAAGGAACTTTGCAAGTATGACCGTGTGGCGTTCAACTCCCTGGAGGAAGGAACTTCTCTGACTGTCCAAAATAACCTGCGGCGCTTTGGTATGGCCGAGGTAAGCCGCCATTTGGCGTTCATCAAGGAGGACATCCCCACCTTGAAGATCAGGCTCCGGCGTCATAAGAGTTTCAACATCGTGATCATTGACAGTTTCCAATACACGCAGATGACGTATCGTGACTATATCCAGCTGAAGGAGGAGTTTCCGGACAAGCTGTTTGTTTTCATCAGCCATGCCCGCGGCAAGAATCCTAAAGGTGATGCGGCCACGAGCGTGATGTATGATGCCGACCTGAAGATATGGGTAGAGGGCTACGTCGCCTTCAGTAAGGGACGTTATCAGGGGGCCACTGGTGAATACACAATCTGGGAGAAGGGTGCCTATGACTATTGGAATGTGACGGGACCGAAACAGAAAGGAGGCCAGGCATGAGCAGGATAAAGAAACAGCTGGCGATTTGTCCTCCCGCCTATATGTGTAAGGGGCCTAACCGTGAGAACTTCGTCAGTACCGGTCACAAGTGTGGTTACTGCAAGGGTAATGGCTGGTTCTGGGGAACGGAAGAGGGCAGCCGCGAGGACGTGCATGTGTCCTGCCCGGTGTGTGGCGGTAGCGGTGAGCTGGATGCGATTATAACAGTGGACTGGAAACCTTCAAGCAAGTAAGCCATGAGAAAGGAGTATTACAACTACGTTGTGAAGCTGCCCGTTCTGCTTCATGAACTGTTCCGCGGGAAAGTTGCCGACTATCATTTTTCCGACATGACGGTAGTGATGAACCACCTGGTAAAGTCCTATATCCGCATGACGGACGGTGGCAGGGTTTCTACTGCCACCCGGCGTATCCTTCTCTGCATGGACCGTATTCCGGACATGTCGTTCTTCTTCCGCCGCCAGGAGAAGGCGGTGCTGTTCTTCGAGATGGATCCGGCCGTTGCCGACAGCCTACAGCGTGCCATCGTTTCCGGGGGCTGGGGCAACCGCCAGCGTCTTGCCGTCCGCCTGGTATGCGCCTTCTGCTGCGGTGCCGGTGTGACGTTGAACAACCTTTCGATGGAGCTTGCCGCCGGAGAGGTGTTCCGCTGTCCGGAAGGTTATCTCATACATACCTACGTGAGCAACTACCAATACGTGTTCCTGAAGGAGACGGCCGCCGCCCAGCGCATGAGCGTGGAGGGTATGCTGACGGCTGCCGCCGAGCTGCTGGTGGGGACGGATGACGACGGTGCCGGTTACCATATCCCGGAGAACCTCGGCCGTATCGCTGACAACGTGCTCGGGATAAAGGGCAGCACGCTGAAGGACTTCCGTCGGCAGTGTCTGGTGAGTATCCGCACGAACACCATCGGTCCGGACCGTATCGCCGCCTTCATGGAGAGGCATGGCATCTCCTCCGCCCGTGAGTTCCTGCGCCGTGTGGTCCTCTTCTTTCTGGAGGCACGGTACCTCATTTACCGCAAAGAAATAGAACTCGGGGAGAACGACCTGCCGGAGGAGGACGAGCCGGACTGGGAGGAGACGATGTACCGGCAGTACGAGAAAAAGGATTTTGCGATTTCAATATATAATTATTAACCATTAAAATTTAACTGAAATGATTACAGAAAAACAGAAAGAGGCAGTAAAGGAACTCTGCCAATACGTGGATAACTTTTGTAAGGAAAACGATCTTAGTGCCTTTATGAGCGTTGCGGCAAGTGAGGACCATCCGGACGGACTTGAGCAGATAGCCGGCTCAATCATTACCGGCAAGACTGAACATATTGTCGGCTCTATTTCCGGGGTTGTCAAAGCGAATAAGAATGTCTATATGCTGCTTTCCGTGGGGCTTATGCAGGCCTATACGAGAAAGGCTGACATTAATACTATTCCGTTCGGTGAAAATTTGAATATGAACTGATGAATAACTATAAATGAACACGAGTGAGAACCTGCACCAGCTCGGCCTTCCGATAGAGAGGTTGAGCAGCGTCCTTCTGAACTGGACGTGTTTTGAACCGCGTCGTCAGATGCTTATCAGTGCTTCCACGAAGACTGAAGGTTGGGCGATTGTTGAGACGCGGGATTCGCAACTGGCCGCCGCTATACTGAGGGATGTCCCGGAGGCACGTTTGAGAGAACTTGAGAAACCTGTAGTTACAATAGCGTTATGAGTAATATATTCAAAAAATTCGAAGGTCTGAAAGTTCGTGTTCAGATCACGAACAGTATCGGGCTTCCGGTTGACCGCCAAGGTTACGTGGAGGTTGAGGAGAATTGGGCTTATCTTTACGAGAAAGGCCAGAAGGGAAACAGATATATTTTAGCAATCAACACCATCAGGAACAGCGTGGTGTCTGTTGAAGTGATTCACCAGGAACGGAATGTTGATGACCGAACATCTGGTGAATCAGAAGGAAAATTCCAAGATGATACCTATCAGCAAGGTGTCATTTCTTTGGAAAAATGACATTCAGATTGAATTGTGCTATATAGCCACAGTTTTGGCAATATCCAACGATGACTGGGATAAAATTGATGCCGTTGTCAGCCTTTAATTGCACCCCTTCCCGTTGGAACGATAAAATTTGAGATTCACCTTTACCGAAAATAAAGTTTGTTCTTTGTTTACACATGGGACATTCGTACGGTGAGCATTTCTTGTTGATTTCGGCCAAAATGGCATCAGCATTTTCTTCTGTAAATTTCATAATTGTAAAATTTAAAAGTGACAGACAAAAATAATGAATCAGGGTACGTTCTCCAGCATAATTGTAAAAGTTTTAAGTGACGTTTTAACTTCTTTTTGGAGACGTACCTTTTCTAAGGACAATTTAAACAAAGAGAGCCATGCAGATAGATATCAACACCCGTAAACGGTTAGACAAGCCCGATAATTATGCGGCGTTTTACGGTCTTTTGAACCGCCTTCCGACATCTGACCGCGATGCTTTGAAGGAAAGCGTAGTTTCCCAGTACACGGACGGACGTACCACGAGTCTGCGCGACATGACACTGAAGGAATACAGTGCGGCCATAGCCGGGATGCATAAGCTGGTGCCGCCCACTCACCAGGAAGAACTTCGGAAGATTCTCCGCCAGAAGCGTTCCGCGGTACTGCACCAGATGCAATTGCTGGGCATTGATACGGCCGATTGGGACAAGGTGAACGCTTTCTGCCTGGACAGCCGTATCGCCGGCATGGAGTTCCGTGAACTTGACTGTGAGGCGCTGGACACGTTGCTGGTGAAGCTGCGCGCCATCCGCCGCAAACGTGAGAATAAACAACAGTGACAACCATTTAATTTTTTAGTTATGGACTTGAAAGAACAGTTGAAGAGCTTGTCCGCACAGGACAGAAAAGAACTGCTGAAACAGCTCCAGCAGGAAGAGAAGGAAAACAAGCGTAACCGTCGCGACGCCTACGAGGGCCTCCGTGCGCAGTTCATGCTTGAAGTAAAGAACAGGCTGCTCCCGGTGGTGAATGACGTGAAAGCCTTCCGTGACTGGGTAGAGAAAGAAGCCGCCTCTTTCCGTGACCTGATGCGTGACTATGGGCAGCTCCGCAAGGATGACCAGGCGAGTTTCACCATCGTGGACGGTGACATGAAGCTGGAAGTGAGGAGTAACAAGGTGAAGAGCTTCGACGAGCGTGCCAACCTCGCCGCCGAGCGTCTGGTGGATTACCTGAAGCGTTACGCCATGAGCCGGGAGCTCGGTACCGACGATCCGATGTACCAGCTCGGTATGACCATGATCGAGCGTAACCGTCAGGGTGATCTGGACTACAAGTCGGTGAGCAAGCTGTATGAGCTGGAGGACCGTTTCGACAGTGAATACACGGAGATTATGGACCTCTTCCGTGAGAGCAATGTGGTGTATAAGACCGCGGTGAACTACTATTTTCATAAACGTGACGAGAACGGTGTCTGGCGTCGTATCGAGCCTTCATTCTGCCGGTTGTAG